CCGGAATCAGCGATATCTTGCGCTTGACCGAGGTAGGCAAGCTGGGTGTTAGCGGTCACCACCGCAGGGCTGAGTGTCGCATCGTTTGTCGCATTCGTGCCCGTGATCGAGCAGGTGCCGCGTTGGATGCTTTTAAGTGTCCCGGCTGCGCCAGCCCCAAGCGACACTGTTCTATTCGCAAGCGGAACCTGCGTCCAGAGGGCGACAGGAGATAGTTCGCGGCCCATTAGGCGGTGATCCTATTCACGAAGCCGACAATACCGATCACGCTCGCGGACGCCGCAAACGCGGTGACGACCGCCGACCCGTTCATCGGAATCCCCTGCACGACCGGGACAAGCCCTGACTCTGCGGGGATCGTGAGTTCGATCGTGTCCTTGGCCGCCACACCCCCAAACTCAATCGTGAGCTTCCGATCCGTCCCGTCGGTGTTGTGCGCCCATATCCATATCTCGTCAAGGTCCGTCGCCCCAGTCGTGTGGATCGCCGTGCCCACGGTGGCCGTCGCCACTACTAGAATCGGCTTGTTGTTCGTCGATCCCGAGAGAATAACCTTGCTAAATGTCGCCATGCTGTCCTCAACTAAACACTGCTACCCCGAGAATAATCTGATCGCTATCCCCACTCAATGATGCGGGGGCGGTGTGAATATGATCCCGTCGCGCCGCCACCAACGCTGTCCCCGGTCCCGCCGTCCCTAATGCCGCCGGGTTCGTGGTATCAAAGAGCGCCTGATCCGTCCGTGTCGTCTCCCCGTTGCCAATCGCAAACACACTCAAGAGACCAGACCCCGGCGCCGTCGCCTTCGAGGCCAGCCCGTGTAATGTCGTCGTCGCGTCCAGGTCGGTGTTGTCCGACGGGGCCGCGAGGTCGTCCAGTTGTATCGGGTCGCCCCCGCCGGATTCGTGCGTCGGGGCGTGGATCGCAATCCCGCCACCACCTCCGGCCGACCCCGCCCCGGTGGTGGAGCCACTGGTGGCCTGCCGGGTGTCGCGGCTGTGGGTGTCCGCAAGGTGGAACCGAAGATCGGATAACAGCTGCTCGGCCCGCTGCTGGTATTCTTTCGCGAGTCCGGTTTTTTCCTTCTTGAGCAACTCCTCCGAAATGACAAACCAGGAGAGAATGTCGTGGAACGACTCAGCGAAGGCGGGAGAATCGCCGCTCGTCAGATCCGAGAGGCTCGTCCACCCGTCCGCTTCGAGGGTGTACGCGCTCGTCGGTTGAGTGTCGAGCATCACCTTCACCGACGTGGTGGTATAGGACTCCGCCGACCACTCCAGTGGCTCCCCGGTGTTCGGCTGCCGCGTCCTGATGGTATTGACGCTCACCTCATCAAGCACCCGGATCGCCGTGGCCGTCGTGATGTCTCTAATCCGGTCTATCTTCTCGATGCTGGTGAACGTGACATTCTGCGAGCCGATCGAGGTCGATCCCGTCCGCGAGACAAACCGGGTCGCGTCCATCCCGAGCGACGACGTGATCCGCTTATAGTGCCGGTTGATCGAGTTCCCGACACGAGTCGTCGCCTCCGTGCTGGTCAGGCTGCAATAGTCCTTGACCTGCGTTTGGAGTTCGGCAAATGTCACAGCTCTTTGCCCCGCATGATCCGCGCCTCACGCCGCTCACGCCGGTCCTGTTGATACTCCGCGCTCTTCATGTGCGCCAAATGCTCCCGCCCTTCGCGGGTTTCCGACTCGTCATACATGTCCGTCCAACGCGTCAGCCCACGCCGCTTGCACTCCCGGTTGATCTCAGTGTAGGAGTCATACCGCCGGGGCGTGCCGTCCGTGTTGCACAGCCCGTGGTGAATCCACACCCCGCCAGGGATCTCATCGCCTCGCACGGACACGCCAAACGACCACAGCCGCTCCGTCGCCGCGCCGCAGGTGCAGTCGGGATACTCCCCCGCGTTCTCGGTGAACACGTCAATCCGCACCGCCTTGCACTCCGCGCAGATCGTGTCGATCAGAATCTTCATGCCCCGCCATCCGCCTGTCTGCGGTCGATTCTGGGCGCCGCTTCCCATCCCGCATTGGATATTTCAGGGGTTTCGATCTCTGTCGGCGGCCCACCCTGCGGCTCGCTCCCCTGCGGAGGCATCCCCGTCATCGCGGACTGCCAGAGTTTCGTCGCGGCCGAGAGGTCGTCGGGGGTCGGCCCCTGCCCCGTCCGCATCAGCATGGCCAGGAACATCACATTGTTCAGGTCTTCCGCCTTGCTCACGCTCACTTTGATCGGCTCCGGCCCCTTCGGCTGCGGGTCAATCACGACCTTGGCCGGGTCCACCCCGCTTAGTTCCCAGATCTCCGCGATCACTTCCTTCGGGTTCACATAGCCCGACTGCGCCGTCAGGTTCAGTGCGCGGGTCAGTTGCTCGATACGCTGATTCGCGTCGAGGAGCACCGTGGAGTCCACCCGCACGGCGTAGGTGAATTCACCGGCGATCTGCGTCCGGTCCCACGTCTGAATCCGCTGCTGCCCCTCGTCCCCGATACTGGCGCCGATCTCCTCCGGCAACTCGAAATTGCCATAGAGCGACAGCAGCCCCGCGAGGCATTCCGTGATCCCCACGAAAAACCGCGTGACCTTGTCTCGCTCCTGTCCCACGCGGGTCGAGAAGTTTTGCTGGATGATCCGCGCTTCTGAGGCCGAGCGTTCCCCGCTGGCAAAGCCCCCCGCCTGATTCGTCCCCACCTGCCAGATTTCGGTCAGGTCGGAGTTCACCACGCGGTCAAACTCGAATTTCTCCTGCGGGAAGGACGCCCGCGCCACTTCCCCAACCGCCCGATCTCCCGGCCCGTTGGTGCCGATAAAGCCCTGGAATGTGCCCTTCTCCAGCAGCGAGCGCGTCCCCGGCCCCACACGGTTCGTGTCGAACCACCTGAGCGGGATCGAGTGCTTCCGCTGTTGCACCATCGCATCCCGCGAGGCTTCCAACTCATCGACCTGAAACCGGCCGACGGTCGAGTCCGACGGAGGCAGCCCATCGTCAGAGATATACGTGAGGGTCAACACGCGGATCGGGAGCGTCAACACGCCCACCATGCCGCCGCCCTCGATCCGGCGCTGCCCGGTGTATTCCTCGTTGATCACCGGCTCGTCGATCCCATCGACAAACACGACCCGCTGGATCGCCTTGAAGGAGGTTTCTTCCGGGTGGTAATAGTGCCGCCAGTAGAAGACTTCGGTGAAGTTCACCACGTCGGTGTCGCGAAACTTTGTCGTGTCGGTGTTGAGGCTATTGCTCGTGCCGCCAGACCGCTTGTCGCCGGACAACGCCTCGTCCTTCACTGAGTCGTCCAGGCCGAAGGCGGACTGTGCCTGCGTCCAGGTCTTCCGACCGTCATGCCCCAACCACAAGGATTGGCTGTAATTGCTTCTCGTGAAATCCGCAGGGACCAACAGATCCGCTGGGCTGATCCGGTCGCAGGGGTAGCGCACATCGACGACATGCTCTACCTGGGTCATGGGAATCCTTATCTCGCCCGCCATGACTTGCATCTGAATATCAGGGGGGAGGGTGGCGATGTCCACCTCGGGCACCTCCCGCATCTCCGTGCGCTTCTCACACCCGACGATGATCGCGCCAATTCCCGAGGCGTTGACCACGTCCGCGAGCACTTCCTCGATGGCCGTCCCGACGCTTTCCTGGTGGATCGTGTCGTTCAACACCCGTCCAAACACCGGCACCGCCGCCCGGAACGCGTCCTGCTTTGGTGTGAGCCTGACTTCGGGGGTCTGGGAAAAGAGCTGCGCGATCTTGCCCTTGGTGAGCGGCCAGTCTTTATTGACCGAGACCGCCGCAGAGGTCGAGTCGAGACTCCCTGCGGTGGCATTCCCCCAGCGCGTGCTCGTCTCCGACCGCGACCCCCGACGGGCGATGACGTTCTCCTGCCACGTCGCCACGAGGTCTTCCCGACGGTCCCGAGACGCCGCGAGACGACTCCGCCACGCATCCCAGGGGGAGGTGTCGTCTGTCTGGGTGTCGTCCATTACGCGGGCATCTCCGCCCACACCTTATCGACCAGGACTTCAAACGTCGGCGCCACATCGAGCGCAAACCGCATCCGGTCTTCCGGCGTGGCCGACTTGTAGGAGAGGTGCACCTGCTCTTTCGCGTCCACCATGACGCGCACCTTCCCGCCGATGTAGGAGCCGGTCTTCAGCCGCGCGAGCCGATGAATCGTTTTCTCGGGCAGCCCCCTGGCTTGCACTTCGCGCCCGTTCTGAAACGCGGGTTTCTCCAGTTTGGAGAATAATCCCTCCTTGCGGAGTCGCGCCTGATATTCGGGGTCGCCAAGGGTAAGCTCACGACGGGGGGCGTTAGCCTCCTGCCGCTCCATCAAATCCGCCAGACGGGTCATCACCTGGGCGTTGCTCGGTTCGTCTTTGGGCTGCTCAACTTTGGGCATACAGTTCCTCTAGGGGTTGTGCGCTCGACACGGGCGCAGTGGTGAGAAGATGACGGAGTCCCACGGTATCGGCCGTCCGGTGCCGGCGCTCGCCGGCGAATTCCTCGGGGAGGGCCATGTAGTTATGACCAGGACTCAGGGATATCCCGCACGTCACGACAGAGTCAGCCCCCGCCATGAGGGCCAGACACGCCGCCGCGACCCCAGAGGATAAACAATAGGCGTCGTCCAGGTCTGTGATCCCGGCCCATTGCCCAATCCGCGCACGGTCGCCCATGCCGATCTCTGTGGCCTGATCCCAGGTCGTCCCCTGTGCCGCGAGTCTCGCCGTGGTGTGTTCGGACTGGTCGCGCATGAAGATCACGAGGTGCCCCACGTGCCGCCCCGCCGACTGCGCGAGCATCTGGGCGTGGCACCATCTCCGGGCGTCTGACCACGTATCGACATAGGGACCGTCCGTGTAACGCCGCCCATTCGTGATATAGACATCCACATCGGGCGCACTGGCGATCCCTCCATTCACCGCCAGAATCAGATCAGACGGTGTCCGCGTGATCGCTGCGAGGTCATCCCCCACCGTAGGAGACGACCCGACAACGAGAACCCGACGGCCCGTGAACGCCAGCCCACGAAGCCGTCGGAGTGTGCCCGCAAACGCACTGACTAACGTCAGCACGTCGTGTTACGTCGTCGGCTCCAGAATGCCCATCAGCATCGGGTACTGAATCTGGAAGGTCGCCACGCCCCCCGAATCAGATGATCGTGCGATGGCCCCGAGGATTCGACTCCCCTGCACCGCCGCATCGTCCACACTCCCCGCCGTCGAGGTCGAGTAGACGTGGCCGTTATCGGCAATCGTCCCCGACGTGCCGGTGAACTTCCCGGCGAGGCCATACCAGCCCCAGTTGCTCGCCACAATCGCCGCGCTGGCAATCGCACACGGGCCAAGCGTGGCCGCGAGTGTTCTGGTGGAGGCGAAGACTTCGTCATACGCGACCCAGTCATTCGCCACGGTCGAGGCCACCCCCGCGAGGTAGATGTACTCGTTACCGAGTTCGTCAAACGACCGCGCCCCGAGGGCGTTGCGCTGTGTCGTGTGAATGTCGCCGGGGTTCCCGACGACGCCCATACGTGATCCGGTCAAAAAGGCCATGACGTCCCCTTACGTGAAGAGCACGCCGCCGCGTGCGCGGTTCCGGGTTGCCAACTGTGCCACGCTGAAGATCTTCATGTTCATCATCGCGGCGTTGATGTGCTCCACCGGGGTCCGGCGCTGCCTCCAGGCAGACTTGACCACAAAGAGGCACGTGTCGTGGGTGTTATACATCCACGCGCTGTCAGTCGAACTCTGGCCCGAGAAGATGTAGTCAGCCTGCTTGAACTGCAACGCCTTAAACCCACCCGAGGCCGTCCCCGCGTTGTTCACGAAGCGCTGATTCGGCGTGAGCGCCGCCTCATACGAGGCATGAAGCGTCGCGCTCCCAACCACCACATTCGGCTGACGACCCGAGCTGCCGAAGGAGCACGAGTTCCACAGCGTCGTGTAGTCCGCGAGCAGGGTGGCCCCGGTGTCCGTGCCCCAGTCCTTGTACTGGTTCTTGAACCACGTCTCCGTCCCCGACACGATGGTGCCCACGGTGCCCGTGCCGTCCTCGGTGAACAGATCGACCAGCGTGTTGAACCCGTCCGTGCCACCAGTCGCGGCGAAAAAGGCCGTTTCCAGGGTGCGATCGTGCGTGGTCAGCGCGTTATCCACGATCGACGACACGAGATCAACCTTCTGGCTTTTCTCGGAGTTGACCGCTTCGTCGAACATCGTCCAGTTCACGGGGACCACCAGCGGCACCATCGAATAGGATGCAGCCGTGAGAATCTCCGTTTTGCTGGTGCCCGTCGCGGTGCTGTCCGTGGCGAGAAAGTCCGCCGCGGGGTTCGACTGGTAATCGAGGGTGAGCTGGAGCGTTGCGCCGCCGTTGATCCGCTTGACGCCGCCGATCTTCTCCAGATGCTTCAGAAAACTGGAGTCACTCCAATTATCTGCCGCCTTGTTGCGTTCGTTGACCACATCATCGTAGGTCGATGCGACCAGCTGTGTGAATGGGATAGCCATGGGGCTGTACCTCCTAATGAATAAGGTTGTCCGTCCATCTCGGAAAGGCCCGAGTCAGCCAACCCTGCACTAGGTAGCAGGCGCCCATGAATGTGGAGAGGGGCACATTCAACCCCGTGAGTATCTTACGCCTCAGCGTTCAGCGTGTCAAGAGGCTTCGACGTTCCTCCGGGCGATATGTTCCGTAGACGGCCCCACCCCCGTGAGGTCCGCGATACCGTCGTTCTCCTCCGCTTGCCTACGCAGCCCCTCGATCACCGGGAGCGACACGCCGTATTTCCTGAGAATCTCGATGGTGCTGGCGTCGAACACCACGTAGTTGCTGGTGCCCTCACCGGCTGCGCGGGAGCCTTGGTCCAGATACTTGATGCCGGGGATGCCGGCCAACTGCCGAGTAGCGGCGATGTCGTCTACCTCTCTCCCGACTGACGTATACGCATCCCCGCGATCCATGTGCGACATCGCGTTATAGGCTCCACCGCCTGTCTTGTCGTACTGCCTCCCGTACGAATCTGTCAGCGTGTGCTCGTCCTTTGACCACACACCACGAGCCTCTAAGCCTTTATCTATTTCGCCTTTCACTCTTGCGCTCTGCTGACTCAGGGGCGCGTCCCAGTCGAGGAAGTCGGCGGGATCGGCGTGGATGTTGACTTCGTAGGTGCGGCCACGCTCAGGTAGTTTTAGGCGATCCCATAAACTCCCAGCAGGCCCGGATAAGGCTACTTCCCCGCCCTCTTGGTGCAATTTCAACGCTGCTCTAATCTGTGCAGCCCCGTCATCTCCGATAGTGCGACGAGCTAAGTCCTCAACTCCAAGAGTCGTCAACTCTGTCGGCTTGCCTCCATACATTGAGGTGCCGGACGGATCATATCGGTACGTGCCCATGAGTGGGTTATTCCCCGGAGACAACGCCTCCTTATACCCCGCCGCCACCCCCTCATTCTCCGCAAAATACAGCCCATGCCCGTAGGCTTGCGCCCCCTCACCCGTGCCGATGTTCTCCGACCGGAACCGGCCCATCGGTGCCCCCGGTTCCGGCGCAAAGTCATGCGGGGAGCCGTGATACGCCTTGATCGGGTTCGCCACTCTGTTCGTCAGCACCTCGGCGGCCGCTTTCGCGGGGGTAAATGACGGCCGCACGAAGGCGTAATTTTTGTCGCCCAGTTTCGTCGCTAAACCTCTATCCACGAAGCTGTCCCACATAGATACCGCATCTGGGGTCATTTCGTGAACTGTCTCTCCAGTCATCAGCGTACGCGGCCCCGTTGAACGCAACGGGTTGCCAGTCGCCTCAAGACTTCTCGCGTTTATGTCTGAATACGCTCGCGATGCTATCCCCTGACGCTGCAACTCATCAGGGACGAGGGCATTGCGAACCACAAACCCATCGGGAGACTCATGGACGGTGAACATTGGCCCTCGTCGGGCCTTCGCTAACTCAGGCGCGCCAAGCGTGTCGTAAGCTGAGAAATTACCCTCCGGAGTAGCGAACGATCGGACGTTATTGGCCGTTTTGTTCGTCAGCACCTCGGCGGCCGCTTTCGCGGGGGTTTGGAATGGCTGCTTGGTTGCCACCAAATCTGCTGGCAATAAATACTCTATCGCGCCCTTGCCGCCCCCGACATTTACCCGCGCATACGTCTCTGCCAGTTCAGACGGCGCATCGACCGTGTACGTTGTGTGGCCTGCTACCCCGTGCCCGTAGTCGGCGGCATTAGATAGATCGTCGGAGAACAGCCGCCCTCGCTCGCTGCGGAATGAATCGTATTGTTCTGGCGTCAGGTGCTTTTTTAACCATTCACCCTGATCCCCTAAGTCGTTTGCTTCCACGCGATATAATCGCTTCGTCAGCACCTCGGCGGCCGCTTTCGCGGGGGTTTGCAAGGGGGCCATTAACTGAGAGGCCCGGAGGTACGCCGACGCGAGTGACGGATCAACATGAAACGTGGCGAGGTATTCACTTGGGCTTGATATGTCACCAGCCCCGATAGCCTCACGGATGTCGGTCACGATCCCCCTCGCGTTTTGCGACCCTCCCCCAGACGCCCGGTATTGACTCGGCAACATGTCTACAATCTCACGTTCGTCTATAGGGGGAAGGTCTTTTATCGCCCTCCCACCACTGAGGGGCATCCCAGACTCGCGGACGACGACAGCCGGGACATTGCTTGCTTGTAATTCGTGCGCCGCCCCCAGTCTGTGTTGCCCTTCAAGCACGTACGCGCCATCCGGCCCTCTGACGACAATCAAAGGGTCCATCCTTCTCGATTCCCTGATCGTCTGCGACAGTTCCGCCGTCCGCTTCGCCTCACTCACAGAATACGACAATGGACGATCCCCGAGATCGCTCAATGGCACCGACTGTAACCCCGGCTCTACGACGTAGCCCCGGTCAAGGGACGACTCCAACGAACCCATATTTGACACGTCTTCGCCAGAAATGAAGGGACCCATGTCATCCCCTGCCTTTATGGCCTTGAATGATATGGTCGGCTTCTTCGTCAGCACCCGCGCGGCCGCTTTCGCGGGGGTTTGCAAGGGGGCCATCAGCCCGAGGACTTGACTCTGCGGGTCCTCGACACCTGCCGCTTTCGCCAAGGATCGGAAGACATCCTGCCAACTGGTCGTATTACTCCCCCGGTGGGCTTGCCCCTGATCGGGTTGTGGCTCAGGGTTGAGCCACGCTTTGAGCCAGCCGGGTGTCGGATCAGGGTAAATCGGCATTTACTGCACCGTGTGACGCTGATAGAGCAGAATGTCCCGCACGGACGCCTCCACCGCGCGGGGCGAGCGCCCCGACACCCGTGACTTGACCCCGTGCGTCAGCCGGTAGGAGACGAGAATGGTGAACATGGGCGAGTCTACCACTAACCGCCCCGCTCCAGCCGCGCCAACGTCTTCGCCGCGATGTCCGACGTGCTCACCGTCCCCGTCCTCGGGGCGTCTGTCGGGCCACGGGAGACAGAGGTGCCTTTCGGGGCGGTGTTGAGTTCTGCGAGGATTCTCGCTCGCATCGCCTTGTCGTTTTCCGCGAATCTCGGGGCCGATATCTTCAGATACGCCCCCTCTAACGTCAACCTCGGGCGCTGTCCGGCCGCCCTCGCGGCGGTGCTGTCGGCTTCGAGTGCCCCTAAGACTTCCTGCTGGAACGGCGTCAAGGAGCCGTCCTGCGCCATACTGCCAAAGAGGGGCCACGTCTGCGCCTCCTGCATCTGGGTGGACATGGTCTGGTGGAGTTGCTGCTCGAACGCCTGCCGCTCCGTCCGCTGGCCCGCCGCCTTCTCCCGGTCGGTGAAGGGCTGGAGACGGGTATCGATCTCCTTCATCGACTGCCGACGGTCCCATTCTCTCACCGCTCGCATGCCCTCAAGGGAAAAGGTCTTCTGCCCGTTCCCGAGGTCGAGATCGGGGCCGGGTTCGGGGTCGTCGTCTCGGGCGGGTTCAGCCGGCGCCGCTGGTGGTTCAAGGAACACCTTATACCGGGTGTCGATGGAGGCCAGTTCCGTCAGAAACGCCCGAGGATCGCCCGTCACCCCTTGCTGAAGCTCTGCCAGTTGCCCCCGCGAGGTCTTCAGCTCCGTTTCGAGCGTGGTGCGCTGGAGGTCAAACGCCTCCCGTCCCTTGCGGAGGCCGTTCTCGATGATCCGCCGGACTTTCGGCTTCGGAATGCGCTGCTTCTCGTCCTTGTCGTATCCGGCATCCAGCATGAGCTGATCGGCCTCGGACACTGCCTTTTCCGGTTCAGGGGCGGGGTCGGCCTTCGCAGGGTCGGCCGGTTCAGCCACGGTGTCTACCGCTGCGGGGGCCTCGGCGGCCTGTTCGGGGTCTGCGTGTTCGGCCTGTTCGGCCTCGTCAAACGCCTCGATCACCGCTTCGGCGGCTTCTGACGTGGTGCTGATCGGGTCTACGTCGCTGATCGGATCACTCGGGGTGCTGCTAACTGGTTCGTCCATTTATGCTCTCCTTTGTTTCTGTAATTTCACGCGCCGATGCGCTGTCGCCCTACAGAGGTCAGAACAGTATCTCGCCCCATATCGACGCCCAACGATCGATATCAGACATTCCACGCATTTCCTGTGATCTGCCGGATACGGTTCCCCGCACACTGGACAGAAACGCCATGCGCGACGGGTACCAATGGTGCAACACCGCATCTATGCTCTCCTTCGTCGTCGGCCGGAGCCTTCTTGCATCCAGCGCATCCATTCGGGTTCGTCTTTCGTGGCTTCATGGGCCGTGAAACTCAGCACGCCGCTGGAAATAGCCCAATACGCCAAGGCCACAATCCAATGATCAAAGCGATGATTGGCCATTTTCCGGGGGTTTTTCTCGTCCCAGCGCATCTTCGGGAGGTATTTTGCCAACTGGGGGCACCCAGGTTCATAAATTTGGAGTCTGGGCACGCCCGGTTCGACTTCTTCCCCTAAGAGGCCGTGAATGGCGTCCGCATAGAGCACCCGGTCGTTAATCGAGCACTCAATCGGGACGCCGTGCATTTCCAACGTATCCCTGACCGTCACCGTGTCCGATCCCGTCCTGACGTCAATCACCGGGTCGGCGTAGGTCATGACCACCGTCCCATCCGTGAGTTCACGGGTGGTCTCCTGCATCTTCGCCGCGAGATCCTTGGCAATGGTGCGGAACCACGTCTCTTCACGGACCACAATCGCCCGCTTCCCCAGCACCGCAATCCACAAACACGCCGCAGGATCAGGAAAATAGCCCATGTCAAAGGCCCGATAGACCTGCATCCACGGAATCTGCAACAAGGGCACCCCGCTCACCGTCGGCAGCTCCTGAATGTAGTGATACGGCACCTCGTCACGGGTCTTCTCCACCGTAAACAGCGTCCGCGCCTCCATCCGGACCCCGTCGAGCCACGCCTTCCGGTAATGCTCCGGTAACCCCGCAAACTGCTTCCGATACTCATCCGGGTCAATACTGGGGTTATCTTGGAGCCGCAACTCAAGGGCTAAGAAGTCCTCCGGGTGGTATTCCGGGTCGTGCTCCACGTCCTGATCGACGAAATACTGCCAAATTTCCTCAATCGACTCGCCAATCGGGTTCCCGCCGTAAATCGACAGCACCCGAAACGCCGCCGGCGACCCGTCCGCCTGCTTGGGTACCCGCAAACTCGGCCCGATCAGACGCAAATACTCCCACTTGATCTGCGGGGCCTCATCCACAAACAACGCCGCCGCCTCCGCCCCCACAATCTTCTCCACATCCTCTTCCGTCTCGCACTGGCTGTAAAAGCCCAGCGACCCATTCCCGTAATCAAGAATGTGATCCCCCTTGTGATACGTCCCCCCCAGCAGCCGCGCCTCCTTCCCCACATAGATCAGGTGGTTTTTCTGCAAGTCAGGGAAATTCCGACGCGCAATCACATACTTAAACCCCGGAAACGCCAGCGCACACCCATGAAAGAACATCCGCACGAGGAAACTCTTCCCCCCGCCACGGTTCCCCCACAGAAACACGTTCCGCGCCACGTCCCCCGCCCCCGCCACGCGCTCCCGCAACAGCGCCAAGACCTCCACCTGCTTCCCAGGGTGAGGGTCGAACAGCACCGCGTCATCGACGATAAAGGCGTAGGGAGAAGGCATTTACAGGGCGTCCAGCCGATTATTGAGTCTCCACCGTGTACAGAATCGCATTTTTGCTAGCAGATACGCACATTCGAGGTTTTCGCGCAGCCACGCTTTCGGCCCCCAGGACGCACACAGATGGGGTTTGGGGGGAGGGAAACAGGGGGACGGAGGGTAAAAACAATTTAACCCAGGGGGCCTAAACCCAAACCCCAGGCCCCAGGAAACCCACACCCCCCCACCCGCTTCACCTTCGCTTTCGCCTTTTGTTCGGGCCTATTCGTGTCGCTCGTTCGGCTGTAAGTTGTTGATACCATTGGACTTAGCCAAAACAACGTCGCATAATAGACATTATGTTAACTTTCACCAGGGTTCCTAGGGCGCACACCCCAAACCCTGTAACCTACTGAACCCAAGGGGGTTAACCCGGGTGCGCCAATTTCTTGACGACTCGAGGGAGAAAGCGCCAATCTTTTGACACACGAGGCGAGGGCGGCGAAGAAGGTCACCCCTCACGTTCTGCCTTGTTCAAAACGGTGCCTCTCCCTATCACAGTAGCCCTATAGAGCGCCCAGCAGTCTCTACAGCATTCGGTGGGTCTGTCTGTCCCTGTGTAGCCTGGGTGTGCTGTGCAGGGCGTCTTCAAGCCCTCTCGCCTTCATGCCGTAAATGCATGGTGTCCATCTGTCTGTGTTATGGGTTGAGTGCTGGTGTGACCACTTCGACTGCCGTGGCCTCGATAGCTGGCTGCTCTGGGGCTTGCAGGAAGCCGATATTGACCGTCACCCCTGAGACGTGGCCTTGGTGGCTTGATCGGACCTTGGCTTGCACCACTTCACCGATGCCGCCTCGGTCGAGCAGGTCGGCGCCGGCCTTGACGGCAGCACTGAGGTTCTCGGACTGTGTCGCGGTCTTCAGCATGTTAGCCAAGATCGGATCGACCATCGCCGCAATCCGTCTAGCAGCGGCCTCTCGGACCTCTTTAAGCGTGGCGCCGTGTGTCGGACAGACCGTGGTGCCCTTCGTGTGATACTTCCGGCACGGCAGTCCTGTGCGGTGGCTGAAGCCTGAACAGTGCCAGTCCTTGCGCTGTGACTCAGCCAGGGCGATCTCCTCGGGGGTGGCTCTGCGGAGTCCTGGGTCGTCTCGGCTTTTGGCTGTCAGCATCACCTGCTGAAGCGCCAAGAGGGAGGCAGCGGTGTCATCTGGCATTGCCCACCCTTGCCCTAACTTCCCGGAAGAGGTTCTCGACACCATGTGACGCCATAGGGCGCGGGATCTTCTCTTCCCCTGGTCGGGCAAACGCTGGTAGCCCCGCCCGCTGGCGCCCCTTGTAAAACTCTATCGCCTTCGTTGTGACCGCCTCTGTCGGGGAGGCACCGCCCAATAACGACCGCACTTCCCCCCCTGTGAGCGTCGGGACCAGTAGCGGTAGTTGAGCCTCTACACCGTCATCAAACGACACCCCGATCGTCAACTCGCTTGACACGCCTCCGTCTGGGCGTGCCAATGGGCCGAAATATCCCTCGCCCTTCGGTGTGCCATCTGCGCGCATTCCAAATTTGGGGCTATGTGACGAAACAGGGCGCAAAAATTCGTATTTAGGCATCGGGTGCCCCCGTCACTTTGATCGTCCCGGCGTCCTCGGTGGTGGACTCGTCCCCAACCGTCCGCTGGATGATCCGGTGGTAGCTCGTGTCTTCGAGGTAGACGATGATCTCTTCGGAGCACTCCGGGGACTGCCTGAGCTGCACCTTGACCCGGCGATCGTCCATCGCAATCACGTCTCGTCCATCTTCGGCGCTGAATTGCAGCTCGTGGCCGTTGCGGAACCGGAAGTCGAAGTCGTAGATCACGACGCTCATATCATCGTCCCCACGCGGGCTTCGTAGTCTGTGCGCTTCTGGAGTCGCACATTCGCGATGGCGTCACCGATCAAGGTGAGGCTCGTCTCAGCCAGTGCGCCGTTCAGTTGTGTGCGGAGTCGGTGCATTTCGTATCCGTCAAGGGATCGATGGGTCGGCCAGCCAGCCCAGACCGTCGGATGGGCAGTACACCACGCCATCAATTCTATCATACGCGGCGTATATTTCGACTTGATCCTGCGCTCATGCCGGGTATGTGTCAAGCGTTTCCGGGGGTTCATGGCCTACTTCTTCGCCAGACACGTCCGGCAGATCGCGCAGTAGAACAGGATCGGGCAGTCGGCGCAGAGCGTGGGCTAGAACTCATCGGTTCCTCCGTTCATCGCTTGCCGTGGTTCTGGCATCTCATGGCGCTCGGCCTCTAGCGTATCGAGGGCCGTAAACAACTCCTCAGCGCATTCCCGTTTCTGGCGTGATGAGTCAGTCCAGTAATGGGCATCGAAACTGGCGTCCTCTAGCCATTCCTTCGCCAGTTTCCGCAGCGGGTGTGGCGTCCCTGTCTGGTTACTCATGTCTCCCCCCTCGTCTGGCCGGGTGTCGTCCTTCCCCGTATGAGGCGAGGGATCCGCCAAGCTCTCGCGCTTTTTCCCCGGCCAGCCGAAACCTCATCGACACCGCACATCCCCCGCGCACGGCTGCCGATACGTACCCTCGACGTAGACCACGGTCACGCCCCACAACAGCACCGCGCAGAGGGCAAAGGCTACCGCGCAGATCGCAAAGGCTAACACCCTCACGGCTTCGCCCCGTGCTCGGCCTCAAACCGCACCAAACACGCGCATTTCGTCAGCGTCGGCAGCGGAAACGACTTGCCCATATCCGCGTAGCCCGCCAGGTATCCCGAGCTGTTACAGACACCACAGGACACGAAGATCGGGCGCTCGGGCGTGGGCTTACGCTTTGGCATTCGCCTTCTCCGGTATCCACAGCACGCACTCCACATACGCCCCGCCCGGTACCCGCTTGACGTGCGCCGCGTTCTCCACGGACGCCTCCGTGATCTTCGCCAGCACCTTCCGGGCCTGCTCGCGGTAGAGATCGTGGGGATCGGGCGTCACCCCTTCCCCTTCCTCGGCCGGGGCCGCTTCGCATTCAGACGGCAAGAATGGGTCTTCTTGTCGCTTGTGGCTTGGCCGCCCTTCCGACCGAGGGCGACAGCGTTTGGATCCTTCATGCTTTCGACTTTCGGTTTGACCATGCGAGTTTCCCTAATGACCCACGATCGATAAATCCTTCCGGCGCAGACACCAGAAACCCCGTTTCGATGTCCCGGCAGTCCTCCCGCCGCTGGAATACTGGATCCGTCGCCAATTCCTCTGGACTGAATAGCAACACGCCGGGTCTCAGAAAATGATTCCAGATGTTTATCTTTCTCCCCCGCCGTGCCCCGCCATCTTTGACACCGACGCACACTAACCCAAGCGAGCGCCAAAACAGGTTGCTTTCCAAGTCTGCGGCACACTTCAGCCTCACCCTCGACGTATCCCACTGCTCCAACCCCCAGCCATACAACTGCGCCCCGTACACTCGGCGCCTAGCGTCATATTGGATGCACGCTTGCAGCACATTCACGGCGTCAGTCTGATAGTCAAACAGTAAATACCCAAACGGGGCACCACCTAACCACCCCATGAACACACGTCCAGCCGTCACCCTCTCAGACAACGCCATACTAGGGAGGAAACCTAGCGATTCCTTGTTCTTGCGCTGCAAGTCTGTGACATACGGTAATTCAGCCTCCGTAGCCACGGAAAACACTGGTGTCATTTACCTATTCAGTCCGCGCCCTGATCTCGCATCTCTCTTGGAAGGCGTCAAACTCATGGTTGGGATAATTACTGTCAAGGCTCGTCGGAGCATCTACCCCGTTCGGCGGGAGTGGCCTTGTCCCGTTCACCCACACGCTACGATCCATGAGGCGGAACCTATCGTCAGCAGCGTCATTGATGACCTCAACCCTGCGCCGAGAATTAACCCTGCTGAGTTTCTCCCCAGTCAACGCCCAACTAGACCACGAATGCCGCCCTTCATGCCCCTCCGCCTTGGTGCATCTGCGCTGGCACTCCATACGCCCCGAGAAGTCTCGCTCTCGTCCCTTGCAGCCGATCGCGTTTATGTTGTTCATCTCTTAATCCCCTGACAACGATCTTACCAAACCGCTCCGCTAATGTCAACCCCGCCCCTGCCCATACAACTTGGCCTCTCTCTGAGGGAGCTTGCGCCATTCCTTCTTGAGCCACGTCACCAGAAACTTGTCCATCAATTTGATCGGACGCTCGGGGGTGGGCTTACGCTTTGGCACGCGTCCCCTTCGGCCTGCCGCCCTTCATTCCGTTCTTCCGTGCCGCCTCAGCCTTCGCCAAACTCTTCGACCTGCCGCCCTTCACGGCGCCGAGTTTTCCGAGCGCGACCGCGTGGGGGTTCTTCATGCCTGACTCCAGTAGCCGTAGACACAGCGCCCGCCTCCGAGTCGAACGTACGATCCGCTTGAGTCGTATGTGAAGGTGTCGCCTCGCTGTGGATCATGCGTGTCGTGGATCACGCCATCGATCACCGTCGTGTAGTGCTTTGAGACAGACACAATCAACCGGCCCATCGGCAACTCGCCATCGGACAGATGCACCGTGCAGCCCGTCCCGATACCCATCGTTGGCGTCCACGTCCACCCCAGCGCAGCCATGTAATCCTTGAACCATTTACGCTTGGTATGCACGCCGTTGCTCGCGCCAGTCTTCGCTCGCGCCCCGCGTGTGACTCTCTCGCTCCGAGAGCCATGAGACAGCGCCGCATACACCACGTCGTAGGGCTGCTGCGTGGCGATAGCGACCGCCCGCGTGACGCAATCCCCACCCGCACCCCTGATACCAGCCGCCGCCCGTCCACCGTCAGTGACATGTAATTCCATGTCCACAGCTTACCCTACCCGCGTTCGGTTGTCAAGCACCATCGCCAGCGCCAACCGCTCAGCCTCAGCCCGTGTGTTTCCGGCGTCGAACTCCAGGATGGCGCTTCTCTCGGCCCAATCCTCTCGCTCTGCTTCGGTCAAATCATCCACAGTTACGCGCTCTTCCACGATCTCCCTTTCACCACATTCAAGACCGTGCCAGCGCTAACACCTAACGTCCTAGCCAATGCTGAATACGAGCGCCCGCTCTTGTTATGGGGAATAACTGGAGTCGATCTGATAATTTCAACGTCTGCACGAGATAACCGTGAGGCACCCACCCGATCGCACGTCGCCTGTCTACGCTTCGCCACCATGTCTGCCGCATTGTCTTGAGTCGTGCCTTCAGATAAGTGAGCAATATTCACGCAGGACGGGTTATCACAGCTGTGCATAACCTGAAATCCATCGCGGATAGGTCTCCCAATTGCCAACGCCAACACCACGCGAGACACGATCTGTGTTTTGCCCTGATACCTCAGCCTCCCATACCCATCGGCTGATCGGCACCCCGTCCATTCCATACAACCGATAGGCGATAGAGTCGTCCGAGATTCAATATAAGTGAGCAGGTTTTCGCTATTACCCCTACGGCGCCTTGGCGTGAAATCTCCCCTCCATTTCGCAGCGTTATAGCATTTCTGGCACATCCCCCTAGCGCAATAGGGCCGCGCCGGATGACAGTCGGGAGTATTTTTCATCCCCGTTCCTCGAAGTCGGCCCGCTGAGACTCGGTAAGAGTGATCACAGCCCCGCCTCCCGCTTCATGGCCGCCAGCGTGTCCACGAGTTCGCATTGTGTCCGTCCCCCATGCTCAGGTGTGCCGTCCGGTAAACGGTGTGGACAGCGCCAGTCGGCAAAGGCCGGTTGGGGGGTTGCGCTTGTGCGCCGCGTCTTCCGCCATTCCCGCTTAAGCCACGTATTCAGCGCCTTTTTCATGAGCCGGACGGGCTGCTTGGACGGGTTGGCCAGATACCACGCCAGCGCAACCGCCGCCTCCGCTTCCACGTCAAGCCCAGGATACGCTGCGGCCCATTCGTCCGCCTGCTCCCTGTAGAGTGTCCAGGTGTTCCCGCCTCTTAACTGGAATTCCATTGTTTCCCCTGTCTTGTACGTACTTGCCCCGGCAACCCCGCTCCTCAGCTCTCTCCCTTCCCTCTGGCATCCCACACCCGGCCCTAGAGTCTCGTCTAGGTCACAGCCGTCGAACACATGCCGTCGGTCGGTCGGTCGCGTCGTCGCACGATCACTGTCAGCCCACACACGCTGTTTTGGCAGCCCGATCCTGGCTGCCCCTCCTGGCGAGGCGTCGCACCCGGCGTAGTGAACTGCTCGGCACGTTTGGCGGTTTGTCCGCGCCCCGTGCCGAGAAGTGTCTGTTTGGAAAGTTTGGTATACTGGAGGCACTCGCATCGGCTGACTTCCCAGAAAAGCCGATAGTGAGTAGGGCCGGATGATATTCAGTCCGCCGACCCATCCTCATTATGCACACATCGGGCACGGTGTCAAGCCCGATACCCGATCGCCCACCACGTCAGCTGTCATGTCTCCCCCTGTCGGCACGCCACGCACACCGGCCGCGCCCGCCACGCCCACACCCCGCACACCGCGCACGCCGTGAGGGACTTGGCACATTGCCGGTCGTCGTAACTCTCACGGCCAGCCGGGAGGCGCGATACAGGGCCGGGGCTTCCATTCACCAGCTCCCCTCCTGCGCCGTCCCGGCTGACAGTCACAATGCCTCCACATCCGCCACCGACCGCACCACGGACACCGGCCAGCCCTGGAGCTGAAAGCGCACCTGCGACGGCCTAAGCTTGCCCTTGTCGGTCTTGACTTCGATCAGTGCCCAGCGGCCGTCAGCGGGCCTGTGGGCCAAAATATCCGGCACACCATGCCCACACATAGCAAGGGACTGGCACAGCCAACCACGGGCACGCAGGGCGGCCACAACGATAGGCTGCACAGTGTCGATCTTGGCCCGTTGGCGTGGACTCACCGGCACACCTCAAACTCGCTGATCCGCCCCTGCATGGTCGCCACTTGCAGGCTCAGCTCGAGTAAGTCCGCGGCCACCGCACGTTCGGCCAGGGTGCGCGTATCCCAGCGGCCCATCAAGCACCCCGCGCTAAAGGCTGAGACGAGGCACAACACGGCAAAGGCTATTCGGGTCTTCATGCGGACGCACCGAATAGATCGAGCGCACCTTGCTGGAGCCTCCGGGCCGCGATCTCGCAGTACTTCTCCTCGATCTCGATGCCGATGCACTTACGGCCGAGGCGCTTGGCGGCGACGAGAGTTGTGCCGCTGCCCATGAACGGATCGAGGATCGTGTCGCCGCTGTCGCTGAAGTCTGACACCAGTGACGCCATCAGCCCTTCCGGCTTCGGTGTCGGATGGTCTGGGCGCGTTGCTCCCTTGTCTGGTAGAAACCTCCAAATTCCAGCCCCTCCACCTCTGTTCCACTTCTTGCGACCGGGGTTGTGCATGATCGCAATACCCTCGACAGCCTGACCCGGCCGGTCTCCTGTGATTTGAGGAGACGGTGCGATCTTGTCCCAGACTCCCGCTCTCACCCATGCGCCACCAGCAGCGGCAGCATACGCGCCCAGTTGCTCTAACGCACAAAACGCGATCACCCAACGCTGGCTCAGAGCCAACAGTGCCAGCGTCACACCTTGCACGTCATCCAAACATGAAAACGACACCCCAGAATCCTTAGACGATTGCACGCTCGCGGCTACAGTGATCGCTCCCCTGTGCGTCTTCGCGTCATACGGCGGATCAGTCAGCACGAGATCAACCTTCGGCAGTGTCGGCAATATCTCGCGGCAGTCGCCGTGGTAGATCACTATCCCGTCCTGCTCGTAATACGGCGTCATCGGGTGCGCCTATACACGTCAGTCCAGCGCGGCTCCGCGTCCCCGACCCGCTCGATCCGCCCGCCCACGCCATGCACGAGGGCATGATGGGAGTCGCACAATATCTGCTTCGCGTCCATCTCCGCCGACGCCCCCCGGCCACGCTTCCCCCGGCCCCATATCATGTGGTGGCAATGGATCGCTCGCTTCCCACACCGCTCGCGGAAGGTGGCCGTGGTGTTGTCCAGGTTCGTCGCCGTGTTCACCGTCTCGATCACGGCCTCACACTGGCCCCCTGAGCGCGTGAGCGCGAGGCCCGACTGTGCCCGGTCGTAGGCTGCTGACGCCCGCTTGCGCTTCGCTCGGTCTTTAGTGGCGGTGGGCTTCGGGAACATCATGACGACGCGATCCGCGTCTGCCTCACCCGATCCGCCGCCGTCTCGACCGTGCTATGCCGCACGACTTCAGACGCCTGATCCGCCTCCGTCCGCGCTTCCCACTCCCGGAACCGCTCAGCCTTCCGATAGCTGAATATGTCCAGGTTCTCAGGCGGGGGAAACTCTACCCGCGTGAGACGCGGCGGAAACGGGCCTACCATCGCTCCCCCCGGTATTCCTCCGCGAAGTATTCCATCCGGTCCAGCTCGGCTTCCAGGTCGTATGCCTCACACCGTGCACACGCGCAGCTCGGCAGGCACTCGTCCTCGATACGCTCGCCGCACTCACAGAGATCGTCCTCGGTCATGCCTTCGCCTTTCGGGGCCGGGGTTTCCGCGCATTGAGACGGCAAGAAATGGTCTTTTTCTCGGACTTGCCCTTGGCCGTCCCAGCGGCTCATGGCCGCACCCGGTATTCAAACGTGCCCGGAGAACGGCGCTGGCGCTCCACCACGTAGGAGCCAAAACGCGATTTACGGAGATCGCGCATTCTCGCGCTGATGCTTGCCTCCGGAATATTCAGGCGCTCATGAAGCTCGGCCAGTGACCGCCACACCGGATAGCGTGCCCGCATGTATTTCCGCACCGTCGCCAGTTGCCCCGTCAGCCGCTCGGCATCTTTCGCTGGCTCAAAGGTCGCCCCGTCAAAGGCTGGCTGACGAGTAAAAAGATCCGGTTGAGTCATGCCCGCCACTCCATCGACTCCCGCCTTTCGGGGCCGGGGTTTCCGCGCGTTGAGACGGCACGCGAGCGTCTTTTTCTCGGACTTGGCCTTGCCGCCGAGACGGCCAAGGGCAACGGCGGCGTGGAGTTTCCTGCTCACAAGGACACCTCCTATCCCTTCTGGTCAGAGTAAATTCGATACAATCGATCTATTTCCTCTTCGCCAGCGTAGAAAACGTCGTACCGGTGTTGGACGGCGGACTGATAATTCTTGTATGCAGTGACCTTCATGCTCGCGTCCCTGATCTGGGCGTCCGTTCGTCGGCTGGCCTCTTGTGTCTTTGTCATGCCCCTAATCTACCGAACCGCTTAGCTAATGTCAACACTTATTTTGCGGTCTTCGCGTGCTCGGAGTCTTCGGCCCCTGCGTCCGGTGTGATAATTCCAAAATTCGTCACCGCCCAGTGCCTCACATCGTCCACAAAGGCGCTCCCGTCCTCGTGCCCCATCTCAGCCAGCGACACGCGCAACTTGAGCGGGTTTGGCTCCGGCTGCAACCCGCGCAGCTCACGAATGATCGCGTCGTGGACTTGATCTATCTCGTAGTTCTTGTAGCCCAGTTCGTCGGCAATGATCGGGTAGACCACGCCGAACAAATAGCCCAACATCCCCGACGACTTCCGCCGCGCCGCTGCCTTGATCGTGACGGTGACGGGCTTGTTCTTGAGCCGCTGGAGCTGATACTTCCGCAGCGAGGACTCGGACGGCTCCATGATCAGCTTGCCGTCCTTGTCCACCACTCCGCGCCATGCCGGGGTCACGGGCATGGCTAAAAGGGCACGTCCTCGGCCGTGATCGGCGCGACAGGCTCGTCCGCGTGGCCGTCCGGCTGGCTCACCGCCTCCCGTGGCTTCGCCTTCAACACGCGCCAGTCGGGCGCCTTGTCGTTCGTCTTGTCCGTCTGCTTGAACATGACCACGCGCTCACCGTTGATCGTGCCCGTCATATACGGCCCCCTGCCGCTCGTCTTCTCCCACATCGCACCGATCTCATCTGGGTTCCTGGGCATTACCGCTCCTTTCGCATGGTTTCGAGTGCCGCTACTTCCGCTTTTACCGCGTCCAGAAACGCGATCACCCGCGCCTCACAGTCCGTGATCGCCGCCTCGTCCCGCTTGTGCTCGACCACCAACAGCGCCAAGTCTGCCGGGAGCCGGTCGTCGAAGCTGGCGAAATACGCCATCGGCGCACCCGTGAGCCACATATTGAACGTGACTTGCGGCATGTAGGCCGGAGGCACCACCCCCGCCCGGAGATACCCGATGTGCGTATGTGTCTTCGGGCACTTCACTTCGAGGATCGCCTCCGGGGCGCTCACGTCCCCAACATGCCCATCGAGCGAGCACCCGGCCTGTAAGGTGTCATGGCTGAGAAAGCCGCTCGTAGAGGCCAGCAGCCCCGTTGCGGCCTCAAATGCGGCGAAGGCGTCGGCCTCCTTGTCGATCCCCCGCTGCATGTGGGCCGGGAGGGTAAATTCTTCCTCAAGGCTCATGCCGGTAATGCGCTCACAGGCCAGTTTCAGGATCAGATCCCGCCGCGCCACGGAGATCTCGCCCTTCTTCCGGCCTTCCTTGTAGAGCACGTCGGCCACGCTGCCGGTCAGTCTGCCGGCTCGCGAGGCAAACCACTCAGCCGAACGCTGGGGGTCATTCTTGACGGTGTAGCTCATGCCGCCGCCTTGTCGGCCCCATCAGCGGCCACCTTGAGCGCGTCCGTGGCGCTCTTGCTGGTCGCCTTGCGGAATGCCTCGGGGCTGTCCTTCCACGCTTCGCGCAGCGGGATCGTGCCCTTCACCGACTCGTCCTGCAACGCCGTGAGCCAGTCGTCGTAGCCCTCTGGCTTGGCTGGCTTCGTCGCCTCTGGCGTCGTGGCGTCGGCGTCGTTATCCCCTTCGGTGGGGATGCAAAACGTCTGAAAGGCCGCGTATTTGTAGGCTGCGCTCATCGCCTTATTCGTGGCCTTGTCGGCGCTATCCTGTGCCTCTCCGAACGTCCGAACGGTATGACGGCTCTCTGGATTCTTGGCCGCCACAAAGTCAAACTCGGCCTCGACCGTGACGAAAAACTGCGCCGATCCAGATCGGGCGGTTCGCTCCACACATTCCCGCGACAGGATACGGGGCAAGATCACCAATTTGTGCTCGGCCAACATCGGCGCGAGCGCGTTATACACGTCATCAATGCCACGGAAGCTATACCCCTGCTGGACGTTCTTCCGCCCCTTCGCAATGCCGCCCTTCGCCATATCTGCGCTGACGAGCGAGATCAACTCGTACACCGTCGCCTTCGTCACTGTGTCCATGCGCTCCCCTTCTCCCACATCCACCGCACACCCTCGACCGCGCCCCAGACGATCAGGGCCAACCCGAGCAACCCGAATGCCGTCAGGGCTTCTGCCATGTCAGCCCCGGAATGCGCTTGTTGAAATCTTCCGCCAGCAGCCGCGCCAACAGGGAGGGCGTCACTTCCCCCCCTTCCGCACGTTCCAGTAGGCTGATTTGCATTTTCCGCACTGACGCACATCCGCCTTACGCGGCAACCACTTATGCCCGCAGCGCAGGCAGTGCAGTCGTTTCCCGAGGCTGATCTTCATGTGCCGTAGGTTATCGCATAAGTAAACCTATGGCAAGAGGCAAAGCTATACAATGTAGGCATGGGTCAGGGACGATCCATGCGCGGGGCGTATGGGTGCTACTTCGGCGCGACGATATGCACGGGCGCCCCGGTGACGACGCGCAGCCCGATATTGATCAGGTTCGTTACGATCAGCACGGTGCCGGGAGGCAGCGGGAGTATCTGGGTGAGTTCCGCCGCGACCGAGAGCACGTTGAACCAAAACGTCTTCGATGTCCACAATGATTTTGACACGGCAGCCTCCTGTAATAGATTTACGAGTGTATTGGCCTTGCGGTAGACCTTCCACATGGTGATCGGGTTCACGGCGTGTCCTTTGTCCCGCCCTGCGTCTGCGTCGGCATCCACCTCCGCCCCGGTCGTACGTCAATATGGACGAAACTGCGGTAGCGCCCCAGCCCGCGCACCGCTGGGACATGATCGCGGATATACGTATGAAACCGGGCGACTGTCCAGCCATTCGGAGGCCGGAGGTCGAGCGCCCGGCCTTGGAGGTGTTGACTCTTGCGTGCCCCGCCGATCTTCCGGTTGTGGCTCGGCGTCCGGTAGGCGCTGTTCACGCCGATAGGCAGCCCACCACAGCCCGCACGGATCGCTTCAAAGGCGCCCACAAGGTCCCGGAGTCGCGTGGCTCTCAGGGCCAGTGGGTAGGGTGTGCCGTCCTTGCACGCCAGTTCCGACCAGCTCAGGTGTTTGGAGGGCTTGCTCATTGAATCACCGTGTTCGACTGCTCCCGACAGTGGCGCTCGATCTTTTTCATACGCTCAACCAGTCCGATGCTCGAATCTCTCTCTGTCCCGAATACCGCGACGGACACCTGCATGAACGACACGCGTATCTCGCGTAGCGTCCGGACCAGCGACCGAACGATCGGAACGAAGACCAGCCCGAGAAGGGCGACCAGGAGATCCCCCGCATCGACCGTCCAGTTGAAATCAATCACGGCAACCTGCTAGACTTTGGCAATGGTAGACGATGACGTAGAGGCTGCCGATACCGTGCTCACAGTGTGGGCGTGCATTGCCGGCGTCGTGTTTATCATCACGGCCCTACTGTGACGACTCAGAGGAGTGTGACGCCATAAGCGCCTGAAGCGCCCGCGTAAGTTGCGGCCCGTATTGCCCACTACGCGCCAAGCCTACTCCTGTTCGAGTCAGTCCCCTCGGGGTAGCTAACGCTGCGCCTGCCAGGGCGGTAGCGATGCCAGCCTCCGCGCCTCCGCCAGCGCCCACAGCCCCGCCCGCGCCTAACCCTACCAGCCGCGACAAAATGTGCCCGGTGTTCCCAGACTGATCGGCGGCCTTAGCTAGATTCCCGAGAACTTGCGTGCGCTGGTTTACTCCTCCGAGGCCAGACACAATCGCCTCTAATTCTCTCCGTAACCCCGTAGCGACAGCCACATCTGAAGCGGTCTGTGCCCCTGGAACCGGGCCACCGCGGCTCATAGAATCGTAGGCCGCCTTTGACAATGCCTGCAAACGGCGCTTGATCGCCTGCGCCTCAACAATGGGTATACCGTTCGGGTGCTGCGCGATCAGTTCGCGGCCTTGCGCTAATACCTCAGCAATCTCCCTGCTGGCCCCCGAACGACCCACAGAAACATCAAGGGATAGATCGCCAATTACCGTATCGAGTTCCCGCGCCACCGTCGTCGGTGATACAGTCCGCGCCCCGGCATCCTGCGCCGATTGAATCATCGAGTCCGCTTGTTGTCGGTTCCCTGTCCGCAGGGTTGCCGCACGGCCAGAGCCGCCAGTCGTCAACGGAATACGCTCGTTGATACCCGCGTCGATCATGTCGTCCACGCCGGTCATGGCTGGCCCTCTGATCTTTTCCTTCAGCGTGCGCGGGAGTAGTCCAACCCCTCCCCTGTACGCCTGTCGCCCGAGCCATGACGCCCCACGACCTAGACCCTCGATCCCGCCCTGAATGGCTCCGTTGACTCCAATGTCTGTTGCGGCCTCTCGCGCTGACGACGGCGCTTGGTCCCCCGCCATCCGTGCGTCTATCTGACTGATCGCTTCTCCGCCAGCCCCGCCTAACGCTGCCCCTGGGATACCGCCGAACATCGCACCTATCGCCCCGCCCACCATAGGCAATACTTCGCGCCCCTCGCGCACCTTCTGGGCCGCATCCCGGTCGGCCATCGCCATCACTGCTGGGAAGTTCTCTCGGGTCATCACACCAGGATAGCCCTGTAAGCCAGCACCAGTCCACGCCTGCGGCACGTCCGGGTCGCTGCCCACGGTGCTCTGCCCCATCATCCCGCGTGTGGCATCAGGTGGCAGTGTGGCTGCGGGTTGCGCGTATGCCGCGACCGCTTCCCGCGCCTCTGCCTCTGTGGGCGGACGATCCCCCTCGATGTCATACTGCTGGCCGTCAATTTCCACAATGTAGGTCTGCTGTGCCATCAGCGCAGCCCCAGCACGCGAAACCCGCCACTAGACGGGGGCGGGGCAGACCCGTCACCACGAATGCGATCTGGTTTCATACTTGAAAAGGAAATGACCTTCTCCATCGCACCCCTGATCTCCATCAACCGCTCTAAATATGTTCCCTCGCTTTGCGCCGTCTTCAACATGGCTGCCGCGTTTTCCAATACGCTCAATTCGCGCTCGCTTAAAGCCCCAAATCCAGTCGCCCCGGTGCGTGACTGCGCCTTGAGTTCGCGCAATGTGTTGATGTCCATTTTCGCCAAGAGGCTATCTATGGCGAATATCGCATCCGACTGGTCACTCATCCCAGGCAAACCCAACCGGGCAATCGGGGCCGGGACTCTCGCCCCGCCTACTACCTTCTTCGTATTGTCGTTTAACCTGAATGCCCCAGACTCATCGACGACCATCAGCCTATCTAATTCGGTCATCACGCCGTTGGCGAAATCTAGCTCCCCAACACGCGCCCGCTCACCCGCTAATCTGGCGTCCTCCTGTTTCTGGTTCGCCGTATCGACCTGCGTTTGCAGTAACTCATTCCGGAGGGCGCCCGTTTCCCGCTGGCCCTGTGCGGCAAAACTCGCTATGTCTACCCGTGCCTGATTAGACGCTTCCGATCGTTCGGCGCTGGCCGCAGCGGTCGCTGCCGCTTGTTCGGCTCTAGCGGCCTCGGTCGCCCGCGCCGACAGGAAACGGCTCCCGCCACGCATAACCGACTGATCCGGCGCCTGGTTTACCCCATAGGTGGGGATATAGTCATTCTCAGCGCTCTCGGCCTCCACCATTGGACCCTGCGATATAACCCCTGGGACGGTTTGGACCTGCCCCCCATACCCCTGCTCAGACAACATCGCGGCAGTCTGCTCATCCACCGGATCGCCTGGGAGCGCGTTCCCAGCGATCGTCGTGGCCCTCCGGAATAACCGCTCGTCGTCCAGGCCCGTCTGTGTCAACTCCCGCAGTCGGGCCGACTCCTCTACTTGCTGCCGCTGAACGGCGATGGCTTCTGACTGGCGCTGTATGTCGGCGTTCTGCTTTTCCATCGCGGCGGCATCCAACATCCGCTGGCGCTCCTCCATTTTCCGCTGAACGAGAAACTGCTGGATCGCGTTCCCGGCATCAGCGCCGGGGGACCGGAAGTCATAGCGGGGCATCTCAGCTACCTCGTCGGGAAGTATGGGTTACGGCTCACGTCCGACCCAAACGATCCTGGCTCGATAAACCCTCCGGGGCGGGGGTTGGAGCCACCCCGTGCACCGTCAGGCCGACCGTATTTCCTAAAGTACTCGTCGCGGAGTCTCGCCATGACATCAGGGTCGCCCTTGCTTGCCTGCTGTAGCCCGCTCCCTAGCCCACCCAAGAGGGCAGACAGCCCGCCCATCGCTCGCTCGCTCCCTGAGGCGTCGAGTAGCCTACGATCAACCGAATCGTTGGGATCGCGCACGCTCACATCGCGGCGAGTCACGTCGGGTAGTGGGTTCCCGCCCTCCAATCTCGCCAACACTTCCGCGCTCAGCGCTCCCGCGCCGCTGCGCTCGTTCGCCGTGGCCTCTCTCGGGGCGATGGAATACGTGCTGAGCTGAGGCTGTGCCCCCGGCGACACGGTGCGCTCCGCAGACTGGAGCTTGCGCCACGCGTCCTGTCGCCCCGCCCTCCCGTCCTGCTCGCGGCTGAGGCTCTGGCTGTGGAAGTCCCGATCAGCCTGCCCTTCCAGGTTCCCTTGCCCGAGGTCGCGCATCATCATTTGTTGCGCGAGATCGGACTGGCCCGCGAATTTGTTTCCCCGGTTGCTCGCCTGTGATTGGCTCATGGCCCCCAACCCGGCCCCGGCCGCCCCAAGCGCCGCAGGCACCCACGACAGCGATGTGCCGCCCGTGAACGGCGCCGCCGCGATGCCGCCGATCCCAGCGATTCCGCCGAGTACTTCTTTCCACCCCATCACAACCTCCTAGATCGTGCCCCAGTTATAGTTCCACTTATTCCGGTCGTTCCACTCGCGTAAAGCCAGCTCCCGCATGAACTGATCGTTGTTCTGATACAACCCCTGCCGCTGGAGGTCCAGCCCCCCGAAGCCGAGCGCTCCCTGGAGGTCCTGCCCCCGCGCACCGAGACTGATCCCAGCCTCCCCAATGGCCTGATCCATCATCCCGAGTTGCATCTGGAGGTTCCGCTGCTGATCGCCCGACAACATGCTCCCTTGCATCTGGAGGGCTTGCGCGATCTCATCCCTCCGCGACTGCAATTCGCGTGACAAGAGTTGCGCCTGAAACCCGCCCACGCCTTGCCCGAGACGCTCTTGGGTCATCCGGCGTTCGCCCTGGATATTCGCCAGCGCCCCGCCACGCTCCGCGATGGTGTCCAGGTAGTCGTTCCGCGAGCGCGTGCCCTCGTTGCGGTAGGCGTCCACCTGCCCACTGATGATCGGGTCGCTGGCGTCGATATTCAACCCCTGCTGTGCCCGTTGCTGCAACTGGCCGTAAAAGGCGTTGGATCGCTGGAGCGCTTGCTGTCTCGCGGCCTCCTGCTGGGCCATCTGCGCCGACATCATCCCGGCGGACCAGTCCGGCATGAGGTTCTGGCCCTGGTTGTTCCACGCCTGCGACGGCGTCCCCTGTGGTCCACTGGGGCCACTGGGGCCAGACGGTCCAGTCGGCGGAGGACCAGTCGGCGGAGGACCAGTCGGCGGAGGACCAGTCGGCGGAGGAGGATCCGTGGCGTTATTGGCTCGCGCTGTCACCTCTGTGCCAAGATCAACCCATGACTGGTTGTTCTCGTACACCGAGTCCCGCTCATTCTGGTCTGCCTCACGCCCCAGACGATCGCGGTAGATGCCGCCTACCGTGGCATCAGAGAGCGCCTTCGGCCCCATGATGTCCCAGTAGTTAACGTCAGACCCGTCCTCGAAATCGTCCCCGTATTCCATAGCGTGCCCCTTTTAACTCAACACCTGCACGAACCCGATCTCTGACATGAGCGTATTGGCCGCCGCAGCGGTCCCCCACTGGAACGTCGCGTCAATAACCAATGTGCCTGTCGTGTCGATCGTGGTGAGCGTCCCCGCCACGTCCAATCGCTCAATAGACGAACTCCCGGTAGAGGTTTCGTATTCCCAGTCGATCACTGTCTCGATCGTGCCCGAGGCTCCCGTGGAGCGGCACGTCATGAGGACCACGCACTCCCATTCCTCAGTGCCCGACAACCCCGCCAACGTAATGGCCCCTGAGTCAATGCAGGACGTGGACCCGAGATACGCCTGCACCTCTGCTGTGGGATTCCCCGTGTCCGCAAAGTCCCCGTGGATCTCAATCCTGAGCGTCCGACCCACGATCCAGAAGTTCGCAGGGAGGGTCAGGCTTCCGACCCCCGTCCCGAACATAGTGGTTTCAGTCGTGGTATTAGCGATGGTCTTATCGGCGGTCTCCACAAACAGCGTGCGAGTCAGGCCCAACCCCGACCCCGTAATGAGCGCGGCCTGCGCGATCGTGTCCAGCTCCGCGTCCCACGCCTGGACATTGCTTCCAATCGCCACCCCAAGCGATGCCCTCGCGGCCGGAGCCGTGATAGCACCCGTCCCGCCAGACGCGATCACGACCGGGATAGCGAGACCGTCCCCGCCGGGGTCCACGATCAGCGCACCCGTGTTGTCGTGCGCCTTCAGCAGGAACGTATTGAGCCGCTGGTAGTGCTCGTCCAGTTCTTCCCACAGCCCCGGCACCGTCAGCAGGAACTCACGATATTTTGTGGCGAACATTACGCCCCCTGCCCCGACACCCCGAGCACGTCAAACCTATTCAACTGCCACTGCGCCGTCGGGACCGTGATATCCGTGAAGGTGAACTGGGCGACCGACATCTCCATGCCTTTGAAGTCGTCGAGGGACTTGATCGCCTCCGTCTCACTCCCGGACGCGGTGAACGTCACACTGGAGACAGTGGCCGTGGTTTCCAACCCGAAGTTCCGCACGCAACTCACATCCACCGCCGCCGCAGTCGTGGCCTTCCCCATGATCGACGCCGCACGAATCCCAAATTGGTGCATCGTGCTCTTCATGGTGATCGGCTTCGTCGTGACCGTCGCCGTATACGTCACGCCGTTGTCGTCTACGCCAGTCTCACACCGCTGGACATAGCCCAGCCCCGTCAGACCGATAAAGGGCACTAGCGAAAAGCTCCGCGCCGCGTTGTCTTCAATGTTGTCCGCAAAGAGGCACATCGAGAGCGCCTTGGCAATGTCCCCCGTCCAGAGGGTCCAGCCCTTTCGCACACCGTCCGCAAAGGGACGAGCCTTGTCCACATGCAACACAAGCCGGGTGTCTGGCGTATTACTTGCCCCGGTCGCAACGTTCCACATCATCTGCCGCTTCTTCGGGTAATACAGCCCCGACACCGCGACCGCCGTGGCATCCACGTTCAGTCCGGTCCACGTCGTGCGAAGATCCTCGCCGCAGCGTTTGATCCCGCCGATCCCCACCCGGCACGGCCCCTGCTCGTCGTCGATAAAGTAGATGCACGGCTGCCCCACCTCATCCACCCCAGAGAGGACCGACCCGTGCATCGCCCCGACGGCGTCAGTGACTTTCGACGCGTCATACGCCGCATCCGGAGACCCCGAGCGGGTGAGCCGGTAGATCGCGCTGCGCTTGAAGACCCAGATCGCCCCGAAGATCGGGGCGCTGATGCCCGTAATCGGGCCATGCTCATACGTGTCGAGGTCTAGCGTGGGGTCAGTGTCCGTGGCATACCGCTCGTCGTTCCCGTCGCCGGTCGCGTTGAACACAGGCGTCCAGCCCACACGCGAGGCTTGGTCGTCGTCTTCCCAACTCCCCGCCCACATCAGCCGGTCCTCGTCTGTCGTGAGGTAGCGGGCGCTCGGGAGCACGGTGTAGTCCCCCGCGTCTGCGCTCAGTGTGCCACTGGTATAGACCGTGTCCGTGTCGCTATACGTCGTCGTCCCGACCACGATCCGGCTCATGCGGTAAAACGTGCTGTTGTCGAGGGATAACTCGATCTCCCAGTGCGTCTCACCCTCGCTAATCGTCGCGGGTTTCGTCCAGGTAATACTCGACCCCGATCCAGACGGGGCGAAGGTTTTTACCGCCGATGCCTCGCCGCGCCGCGTCACTGTCGATCCGACAATATCCACATACCGCACCCGCCCGTAGCGCGTGTCAGACAACGATCCCGATCCCGCGTTCGCCGCCGTGGGTGCCGCCGAGATCCCCATCCCAGACCGGCGCATCGATGTCCCATCCCAGACGTGCAGCCGATCCACATCAGAATCGTAGGCAAAATGAATCTTCCCGTGTAACGTCACGGCCTGCCAGCGGTATTGCGTAAGCCCGGTGAGCAGCGGCGTATCGGAGATCGTGATCTCTGACCAGACCGTCGTCTTCCGCCCGAGTTTGGCCGTGGTGGTCCCGGTGACGCCCAGCGCCCACAGTTCCGCCGCCGTCTCATCCGCCGTGGGCAAATGCCGAAACAGAAACGGCACCCGGTCGCGGTCGCTCAGAAACGACGGGAGCGTGATCGCACTCGTGCCTAAGCGCCGCTCGCCCAGCATGGAATCGACGTATTCCACGTTTTGCGCGAGCACGCTCTGATCTGTCGGCACACCGATGGCGGGGTCAGTATTATTCATGCTCAACCGCCCCGTAGTGACGCGATCGTTAGATCAGCCACTACGGGGCAACTCCTGAGCGGGACTGGAACATGCCATCTCCCTCTGTGTGTAGGGTGTCAATGACGAGATCGGCCATCTACGCGATCCGATCCGTCCGCTGGGCAATCCGGCGTAAGAACTGGCGCTGCTCGCGTGGCGTCAACGGCTCATCGAGCGGATCAACTGGCGGTGCCGGTGGTGGGGCCGCGAATCTCCCGGTCGCCGAGTTCCGCGTGTGTCGGATCAGCGACCCGACGCCCTGCCAGTCCGGGTGATCCGTGACGTTGATCTGCGTCGGCGGCAGTGGCAACAGGTCGAACTTCTGCCATTCCTCATGCGATGTGCTGCTCTCGACATCCCCAACAACAACACCACTATCATTCAGAGTCACATAGTTCCGTGTGTGCATGATTCTCTCCTAGTACCATTCTGTAACTTGCCAGTTGATCGTCGCCACGATGGTCCCGATATTCCCGGCGTCATCACGCGTGGCCCTGACGGCTGTCGTAGACTGAATCGACAAACGTAGTCTATATTTGGTTCCCCAACCGGAATCAGCGATATCTTGCGCTTGACCGAGGTAGGCAAGCTGGGTGTTAGCGGTCACCACCGCAGGGCTGAGTGTCGCATCGTTTGTCGCATTCGTGCCCGTGATCGAGCAGGTGCCGCGTTGGA